AATTCAACGTCTTTAATGTTGTATTCAATAAACTTCTGATAATTTAACCGATATAATTGGTGTAAACTATCAAATTCATCATATGAAATTTTATTCTCACCGACTTCAACTGAAGCGATGTGGTCTAATTTATAAGATTCCTGTGACTTTCCACCAGGAGCGTACCATCTATACAACTCAATATAATCAAGTGATGCGACGCCTTCCATTGTGTAGGCAATCTGTTCACGTTGATTGATAACTGTTTTACGTTCTGAAATATAGTTCCAAGGTGATAACTTTTTAGTTTCATCTTCACCTAGAATTTTACGGAACCGATTGATGATATATGGAATATCAAAGAACTTGGTATTCCAACCAGTAATGATGTCCGGACAATCTTTAGTCCATAGGTCTAAGAACTTCTTACATAATGAATATTCGTCATTACATTTAATGTAAATTTCATCACCTTTAGTCACATAATCACCACAACCAAAGACATACATATCGCCACCAATATATTTCATACCAATAGCTGTGATTGGTTCATTAGCTTTATATGGGTCTGGAAACCCATTCTCAGAACCAACTTCAATATCGACTACAGCAACTAATATATTTTCTTGGTCCCAATCAACCATTTCTGGATGATGGTCGGCAATAAAAGCATATTCATATCGTGTATTACCGTAGATTTTGAATCCATCAACTTCATCATATTTCTTAACGAAATCTCTGGTATCACGGATACCACCAGCTCTGAAAGGTTCAAGATATTCACCTTTCAAAGTGGTATAATTGGTAACTTTCTTGGCTGGAACGTAAAGTGTTGGTTGATATTCGATTCGTTGTTTGAATCGTTTACCATTTTTAACACCACGATATAGTATATAGTTGCCTATTGATTGGACGCTTGTATAAAACATTATTATCCTGTAATGATTTGTTTTGTAGGTGTGATGATGCCTGTGCCAAATATTTGATTATAATTAGCAATAAAGTCTTCTGCGGGAACATAGTCATAAACGATGTGTTTCTTCTTAATTGTAACTGTTGCACCACTTTTCTGTTCAGCGTGCATTGGGAACGGAGTGAATCCAACATTTGGTTGTCCGTCTTGACCTCGAACAATTGAGATACCCACTGGATTAACAAACACATATTCCGTCTCAGATTGTGATTCCACTTCACCTAATACATCTTCACCACTAATTAATTTTAATGCTATAACTTCCATAACAATCTCCTTTTATCAACAAGTAATAGATTATATATCATATTTAAAGACATGTCAAGCATAAATACTTTAATAAAGTGTTAAGGTATTATTATGAATGATATATTCAAATTAATTGGAGACCTTGGTTTCCCAGTTGCCATGGCTTTAGCTGGTGGTTATTTTGTATTTTTAACCATCAAGTTATTATTAGGTGGTGTATTGGGTGCTATCAAAGGAATGGCAGGTATCATTACTGCACTGGATAATAGAGTTAGAACAATGAACCATGACGTTGTACGCATTGATACTGTTGTATCTAATGCGTTGGGATTAAAACCTGATGTCGACCGAATTGCTCGAGCTGATGGTAAGAACGATGCACGGAGAGATTAATGATATTTGTAGATTACACATTTCTATTATTAGCAGATGGGTCTATTCAAATGGATCCAGAATTAACTGCTGACAAAATAAATCTAAAAGACGGGGATTTATTTAAAGCTGTTGTTGTTGATGATAAAATTACATTCGTAAAACAACCACCTCGGCAAATATGGGAAGGTGACTAATGAAAAACTTTTTCAGAAAATATGATTTTTATTTTCAAGCAGACCGAGACCTTATGATATGGACAAGTAGAGATATGGTTTTTTCATTTATAGCAGGTTTAATTATAGGCGCAATACTAGTATGGATGTAGTCGAGTTAATCAATAAGTATGGTTTTCCAATTGTCATGGCCGTTGGAATGGGTTTCATTATCAAATATGTATTTGAATGGGCCACTAAAGAAGTAAAACCTGTTATCAATGATGCTAATACAGTATTGATTGCTCTTATTGACCGTATACGGATGTTAGACAACGATTTAATTCGATTGAACCAAAAAGTTAATACAGTATTACATTTACGTGGTAAGACAATCGAACATGAACGAGTTGAAGCTGAGATGGCTATCAACGAAAAGATTCAAAAGAACAAAACAGAAGACGATAACACAGCGTCAGCTGGCGAAGGATAAATCACTAACACATTGAATATATTTGACTTAGTTAACTTCTAGTTGTCAATTATGATGTTTTATAATGTTAATTTGGATAACAAGACTAATGTTTAAATGGACACCATTATTACTAATTTTAACAAGCAATGTTAATGCTGCTCAATTAGATTATAGTTTCAAATCACCTTCATTTAGTGGGATTGGTTATTCTTCACATGTCCAAACATTAGAAAATACAGAAACATCTCGCAAAAAAGCAATAGATGATAAAAGATTAGCAGATGCTAAAGAAGCTGCGGCGCTTGCTAAGAACACAAATCTACAGAAATTTTTAAACAATTTTGAGAGTAGGGTTTACGCTCAACTATCAACACAATTGGTTAATAATCTATTTGGTGAAAATCCTCAAAATAGTGGTACGGTGGAAATTGAGGGCAATACCATTCAATATGTAAAAACGACAGATATGGTTTCATTGACTGTCACTGACCCCAACGGCAATATAACCCAAGTGGAAATTCCTATTGGGCAATTAAAGTTTTAACATGAAAATATTAGTATTATTTTTATTGTTATGTTTAACTAGTTGTGTTGGTGTACCTGTAAAATTTCAACAGGACCAACCGCAACCAATTACCGAACCCGTGAAAAGAAAATTATCAGAGCCATCTAACGGTAAAATCGTTGTTGGTGTATATTCATTCACGGACAAAACAGGGCAAAGAAAAGATGGCGGAAATATAGCTAAATTGTCATCGGCCGTAACACAAGGTGGTGAGACATTATTGATTAAATCATTACAAGATGTCGGTGATGGAAAATGGTTTAGAATAGTAGAAAGAGTAAATTTAGATAATTTATTAAAAGAAAGACAATTAATTAGGTCTGCTCGTGAAGAAGTGAAAGATGTGACACCGTTGAGAACTGTGTTATATGCAGGCATGTTAATTGAAGGCGCAATAGTTTCATATGACTCCAATGTTAAAACTGGTGGTTTTGGTATCAGATATCTTGGGATTGGTCCGAATACACAATATCAGGAAGACTTGGTAACTGTGAGCATTCGGGTTGTCAGTGTAAGTACTGGTGAAGTTTTATTGACAGTTAATTCTGAAAAAAAGATACTAAGTGTGGCTGAATCTGTAGCAGTATTTAAATTTTATGATAGCGGCACAAAAAGTTTTGAAAATGAGTTTGGTGTAACAAGCAATGAACCGGGTGTATATGCTTTAAAAGCAGCTATTCAATCAGCTGTTGAAGAAATGATAATTCAAGGCGAAAAAAAGGGCATCTGGCAATTTAAACAATAAGGAGTAACAGAATGAACAGTAAGCTAATCACTTTTGTGATGGCTTTGTTATTAGTAGGCAGTGCAATGGCAGACACAGGGGGCAATTCGGTTTACATAGACCAAACCAATGCCGACCAATCATCAATAAGTATAACACAAACGGGTTCCAATAATAACGTTGGTGATACCAATACGTCAACAGGTACTTCATTTGCTATTGATGGCAATAGCATGAGTTTAACTATTGACCAAAATGGTATGAACAACTCTATTACTGGTAATTTTATTGGCGGCAATTCGACGGCAAATATCACACAAGATGGTAATACAAATACCTCAGTTCTTAACATGGGTAACATGGGAACAAGTTCGGGCTCATTAATTCAATCGATTACTGGTGATAACAATACAACCACTTTGAATATTGGTGTTACAAATGATTCTGGAAATTACAATTTGTCAACCACACTTACAGGTGGTTCAAATTCATTGACAAACAATATCAACAGTAAAAATACAATCAACGAGTTCACAATTACTGGAGATTCAAATACATACACAACAACTCAGATTGGTGCAAACGGAACAGCTTTAACCGGTGGTCATAATATCAAATCAAGTGTAATAGGTGATAGTAATACATTGACCGTACTTCAAAATGGTGTAACCAATCCAAATAGTGTGACTGTTAATGTTACGGGTTCTGGTACTACTACTAATATTACTCAGCACTAATTCTTTTGCTGCAATCGGTAAAATTACCGAAGAAAAAGGATTAGGTGAGATTCAACGTAAAAAGTCCAAGATAGGTGCCGGCTTAAATGTCGGCATCGAATCTATGGATAATATTTCAACCGGCAATGGCGTTGTTGGCATCACATTCCAAGATGACACCAAAGTTCGAGTAACCGAACATTCCAAATTAACAATCGATGACTTTGTATATGACCCCAAATCTAAAGGTGCGGGCAAACTAGCACTTAAAGTGGCGTTAGGTACTGTTCGATATGCTTCGGGTAATATTGCTCATGAAAACAATAAGAATGTAGCTATTAATACACCAACCGCCACAGTTGCGGTTCGTGGTACTGCATTTACCATGACGGTAGATGAAATAGGCCAATCTCTTATTATTTTATTACCAAATGTAGACGGTTCAGTTGGGTCAATTGAAGTTCTAACTGCGGCAGGTATTGTTGTACTAAATAAACCATTCGAAGCAACATTTACAACCAATTCAGAAACCAAACCATCTAGACCCGCTATATTAAATTTAAGCGAATCAATGATTGACAATATGTTAATCGTCAAACCACCGAAAGAAGTATTAAAACAATTAATAGAAGAAACTAGAACTAAGGATGCTTTATCTTATTCGGAATTGGATAAGAATGCTTTGGATATAAAAGTATGGGTTGACCCATACGCTAGCTTTGATGAACTCGATATTAATAAATTGAATGAAGACCTATTGACCAATGCTCTTGATGAATTTTTACTTACATCATTTGCTGCTGGGTACAATTCTTCGAATAAAGTATATGTGTTTGATAAAAATACTTATTGGCAAATCGTAAGAACAACCACACACGATGTTACAATATTGATTAATAAAGACAGAGGATATAATATGACCATCATACAAGATGGTATTAAAGTGGATTTACAAAATCAAGATGAAACAACAAATGTAATTTTCATTAAACAATCAAAATGAGGACCAACATGAAAAAATTAATAAGTAAGATTTTATTAAGCCCATGGTTATCACTAGTCACTTTAGCGTTATTAATAAGTATTAGAATTGTCGACCCGTCTTTTGTTGAATCCGTAAGACTTCGGTATTTTGATACCGTTATTACGTCCAAAGCACCAACAACAAATAATATTTACACAGTTAATATAGATGAAAAAACATTGGACAAATATGGACAATGGCCATTTAAACGGGATATCTATGCTAACTTGATTGAAGATTTATATAAACGAAATGCCGGTCTTGTAGTTTTCAATGTGCTAATGCCCGAAAGTGACCGCCAAGGTGGTGATTCAGCTTTATCATCTGTGATGAAAAATCACCCAATTGTTATTTCTAACACACCTTCTAATAAAAACAAAAACAATCCAAAAGTTCCAGGTACAGCAATCATTAATTCTGATTACATGGACCGAATAGTTCAATATCCTGGTATTATTGCTAATATTCCAGAATTAGAAAATGCTGCAGCTGGTGTCGGCATAACCAATACATTACCTGAAATTGATGGGGTTAACCGTAGATTACCTCTATTAGTCATGTCTAACGGTAAAATATATCCTAACCTTGCATTAGAAACTTTACGTGTTGCTTCAGGTGATTCCACTGTTCAAGTAAAACTATTTGAAGGTGGAGTTGAGAAGATGAGGTTACCTGCATTTGGTCCAATCTCCACTGATTCACTTGGTAGAGTATGGGTTGATTGGTCTCAAAAAACAAACTCAGTTTCAGCTGTAGATTTACCTAAAGATTTTGGTAGTGCTATAGTTATTGTTGGCACTTCAGCCGCAGGTATTGCTAATCCATTAGCCACACCGGCGGGACCAGTATGGCCACAAGATGTTATGGCTTCAGTAATTGGAACTATTGCTAATGGTATAAATATAGAACGACCCGATTGGGCTGACGGTGCTGAAATTATAGGCATTATATTACTTTCAATTATAGCTATATTCTTAGCAAGGTGGAAATATGGATTTATTATTTTTGGTGGGATTCTTTTTGGCTTGTATTTTGGCAGTAAGTATGCTTTCACTAGCCATTCGTATCTTTTGGATTGTGTGTACCCTATCATTACTTTGGGTATTGTTTATTTGCATGTATATACCGTTAAGTTTATCACTGAGTTAAATCAGAAGTTACAAATTAAGAAACAGTTTGGAACATATTTAAGTCCAGCTTTAGTTGAGAAGTTACAAAAGAATCCAGAGTTATTGCAGTTAGGTGGCGATTCACGTGAACTCTCTATTATGTTTACTGATGTCCGTGGTTTTACTACGATATCAGAACACTATGGTAAAGATGTACAGGGATTAACTAAGATTATGAATCGCTATATGACAGCAATGACTGCTAAGATTATAGAGAACAACGGCACACTAGATAAGTATATTGGTGATGCTCAAATGGCATTTTGGAATGCACCATTAGATGAACCAAACCATGCCAAGATGGCAGTGAAAACTGCATTACAAATGATGGAGAGTTTAGATGCTTTCAATAAAGAGATTACTGCGGAAGGTGTTCCGCCATTCGGTATGGGACTTGGGATTAACACAGGCACTGTTGTGGTTGGCAATATGGGTTCTAATCAACGTTTTGATTACACTTGTCTCGGAGACTCGGTTAACCTTGCTTCTAGGTTAGAAGGCCAATCAAAACCATATGGTGTTAAGATGGTATTGGGTGAACTAACAGCGGAACAAATTAAAGATGATTACCCAGTTGCTGAATTGGATTGTATTGCAGTGAAAGGTAAGACTGAAGGTGTTAAAATATTCACTCTTGCTACTTATCAACCCGAACATTATAAACTTCATAAGAAATATTTAAAAGCTTATTATGATGGTGAATGGGAAGGTGCTATATTCTTAGCTAAACAATTGAAAGCCGATGGCCCAGTAGAAGTTCGCCAATATTATGCTAATATGATAGAACGTATGGAAGAAGGCAAACCAGATAATTGGGATGGAACTTATAGAGCTACTAGTAAGTAGTTTCTATATCGTTATGTGAAACCGTGACAGCAATTTTTTGAGCTTCGGGGAAACGTGTGTGAGTATTTCTACTACCAAGTAATACAATCACACGTTGACCTAAGTTTGTATCTAGCATCATAGCAAGACAACCACCGCTCGCACCAATGTATCCTGTTTTACTGATAATCACCTTGTCTGAATTCTTTACAAGAGGATTTGTATTACCAAATTGCCACCATCTTTTCTTCACTTTAATACTCACACTTGGTTTACTGCCCGCATCCATCAAATGTGGATAATCTTGTGATGCTAATATTAATTTAACCAAATCTCTGGCGGTACTAACATTATTGGAACTTAAACCAGTTGAGTCTTCATAATGTGTACTGTTCATTCCTAGAACAAACGCTTTATGGTTCATTTCAGCAATACATCTATTTAAACCAAATGGATAATTTACACATAAAGTGTGAGCTGCAAGATTGTCACTCTTAACCATTGCAAGGTATATTAATTCGTGGCGTGTTAAGGTTTTAACTGAACGAGGTAATTTACTATGTAGATAACTATTGCCTTTAAACACAATAGGCAACTCTTCATCTAAATCTTGGTTTGCATCTAAGACGACCATCACCGTCATCATTTTAGTGATACTAGCAATTGACCTAACATCATCCGAATTCTTTTCTAAGATGACATCACCTGTGTTATCAGTAACAATGTAAGATTTGGCCGTAACCGGCTTAGCAAAACAATTGTTTGATATTATCAATATAAGTAATAGAAATAATTTATTCATAATATAATAATGGTGGAGGAGATAGGAATCGAACCTATTCACCCAGTGAGAACGGATTTACAGTCCGCTGCGACTCTCCTACTTCGCCGCTCCTCCAAAACCTGGTGTCCCGTAGTGGATTCGAACCACTGGCCACCGCCTTAGAAGGGCGGTGCTCTATCCAGCTGAGCTAACAGGACAGAATTAATCTTCAAAAACTGCAATAATATCTTCTTCAGTAACTTTCCATTGCTTGTCTGAAAATTTAGAAGCTTTGTTCCAATTGATTAACACAATATCACCAACAGAAACATCGGTCACTTCGGAACCAATTGCAAGAACCAAACCTTTGTCTGCTTCATCATTTGATTGTAATATGATTCCAGATTCAGTTGTTAAATCTTTTTCTTGGCGTTCAATAATAACATTTTTATGTAATGGCTTGATATTCATAATTAATCCCTTGTGTCTTCAATTAACAAATGTTGTTTAGATTCTTTTAGTGTTTGTTCGTGTAGTTTCTTTTGATATTGCTCATTGGTTAACTTATGACTTCCATCACAAAACCCGGTGATACTGCGGCCACATCCACATTTAACTTGTTCTGTCATTTATAATCCTTTACGTTCCATAATTGTTAAGCCGTTATTATTTTCATATACATCTACAATTTGCCATTCAGGATGTGCTTGAACAAACTCAGTAATTGCTGGCCTCAAACCTGTTGGTGCATTTGGACCAACAGCAGATTCAATGTGTTCGTTCTCTTTGTAAGGAGGCTCATTCACAAAACCATAAGTTGTTGTGTCATGGAATCCAATATACTTCTTCACTTGACCGGCGTGTCTTGCTAGTTCTTGTGATAACTGAGCATATGTATGGGCGGTGTCGATAAACAAGAAATCGGTTGGTTCAATTACAAATCCATCTTCTAATGTACTTTGGTGTAAGAACTCAAACTCAATTCCATTTTCTTCCGCCAATTGTTTAGCTTCTGGTAAATTTGGTGAAACATAGACATCTATGCCAACAAATTTCTTAGGTTTTGCACCTAGAAAGGCCCATGTACTAGTAATTTCTCTGGTACCCATTTCTGTGATATGTTCACAACCTAATGAGTATTTGTGGAGTGTTGGAATATGTTCATTGATATCACATACTGCGCTACACTTCTGTTCGTATTTTTCTTTGATTTTCTGCATAAAATCTCACTTAATAAAATGTGTTAACCAAAAGTTGGCCATAATGTGAACACATGTGACCATTTCAACTATTCGCATAAACCACCACAAATTGTCACGTTCTGGATGTTTCATATTATCTTTTATTTGGAGCGGATTCTCAGAATCGAACTGAGGACAGAAGGTTGGAAACCTACAGTTTTGCCACTAAACTAAATCCGCGGAACTGGAGCGGTGGTCTGCTTTGCACAGATAACAAAGAGGGGAACTCAAAGTCGTACTATTACACACCGCATTTCATAAAACAATTATACTACAATAATAATAATTTGTCAAGCACATTTAATTTAATAATTGTTATTGACTAATTTTTATAATATGTATTATATATCAAACATCATATACTGTCAAGCGGGATTTCTCCCGCCTGAACTTTAATTACCTATCAGAATTTTACGAGGTTTCTTTTCTTCTGGAATAATATTGACCAAAGATATAACCAATAGACCATCCACAATGTCGGCTGATTTAATTATAATGGAATCAGATAATCTAAAATTGTGAGTGAAATCTCTAGTACCAATACCTTTGTGTAGGTATTCTTTTTCATCCACATCAATTGTTTTTCCAGTTACAATCAATTTACTATTTTCAAATGATATATCTAATTCATCACGCTTGAAACCAGCAACAGCAATTTCAATTGAATAATTGGTGTCATCGGTTTTAATAATATTATATGGGGGATAGCTTTGGGTGTATTTCTTTCCTTCTGTTAATAAATGGTCAAATTCATTAATGGTCGAAAAGAGTCTGTCGAAACCTACAGTTGTAGGTAATAGGGAACGGTATAAATCTACCATGATTTTTCTCCTTAAATTAAGCAAGTTTTTTAAAATTGTTTACCCCGAAGGCATAAACTACTGGTTACGGTATCCAGTGACATCATACGCTATGTCCGCTTTAAAGCGCTTCGTAATCTTAGCGGTCCTAAGGTGAAGCCTATAAATTTATTTATACGATATTTGCAATGGTTTCATATAAAGATTGGTAAGAATCTTTAAATTTATATACCTCTTGCATTTTGTCGGTGTTTAATACACAATTACTTCTTGGTGCTACAGTGATAGAATCAAACTCGTCTGGAGTCATCCATTGTTTGTCCAACTCTAATAGAGTAGCAATCTGTTCAGTTGTGACCCCATTTGGATTTACAGCATTATATATTCCTGGTTTTGGTTTATATAAAGCAAAATGAACGGCAGCCTTGGCTACTTCTTGTACATTACTTACACTATTAACATTATTAATTAGCTTGTCATATTTTGTAAGTTTTGATAATAGGTTTTTAGGGTCTTTATCTGGACCAAATGGCATACGAATTCTGAATAAGTAAGAACGATTAGCATATTGTTCTGACCACAACTCTTGAAACAATGCTTTAGAAGCACTATAAAAAGAAGCATTATCAAATGTAAAGTTGGGTGTATCTTCTTCTAACCAACCGCCATCAACATAACCAGTATAAACACAACCACTGGTGATATGTAAAACAGGAATATCTCGTTGTTGAGCTTGTCGGTCTAATCGCAAAGGAAATAATACATTACCTTGAATGGTCTTGTCTTTATCAAATTCACAGGCGTCCACATTAGGAACTCCAGTAAACCCTGCAGCATTGATTATGAATTTAGTATCCCATGGAATACCATCGGTGTGGTGAGTCCAATTAAATTTAATTTGTTGTGAAATCAATTCTTCAGATATGTATTTTGCAACGTATCCGTGGCCAATCAATGTTATCATATTCTCTCCATAATAAAAGTGGGGTTTGACAGGTTATCCACACCTGATTAACGGTCCTAGGCGTTAATACCGGAGTTTAAACGACTTGACAACACCGACTCTAAAGACCGGATGTGAGAGGTTGTTTAAACATTGTATAACTATTTAGTAGACCTATTTGTGTTACCTTTTAATCCTTTAGATATTTTTTGTTTAGTATCTAAAGTATGCCATTCTTTATTATTACTCTTACGACTTTGTTTCCAATTATCTATTGCTTCTTTAGACTTTTTAACACCCATCATAGCCTCTGACCTTTTTTTATTTGCCTTAGCTAAAGTTCCATCTTTTCTTTGTCTTTCGCTTCTTTTTAAAGCAGCTTGACGAATATTCTCAATTTGTTCAGGTGTTCGTTTACGACCTTTATTGGCCATACCTTGTTTTAATCTAAGTATTTCTTCTTGTCCTAATCGTCCAGATAAAGCTTGGTAAGCGCACCAATCTTGCCAATGGCCAAGTTCTTCATATAATTTTTTATGAGCTTCGGCATGTTCGTCAATAGTTAATTCAATAAGATTTGACGGGTCATCGGTTCCACCCATATGTTTTGGTATAATGTGATGTATATGTTTCATACATTTATTTATACCATTGTAACTTCTAAACTGAATAAAATTGATAAAAAAGCCGCTGATTTTCTACGATGGTTCAGCGGCTGAAACCTCTATAAATCTATAGACGTTGGTTTATAGACTAACGGTTCATCACATAAAGCGTTACTTCAAATCCAAATCTCATTTCTGTAGCAGCAGGTTTAGTCCACATGGTAAATCTCCTAAATGTGTTAACGAAAATATACAATTACACCTTTATGTATATTATAAGACACATTTTCTATATAGAGAAAATCATTAACTTAGTCTGCGTAATTCTTAGTAATTGGTTTCTTACCTATATTATACTTAGTCACCAAGTTCCAATCATTCTTTTCTTTATAAGGAATAATTTTAACCTGTGATAAGGATACAGTTAATTCTTCTGTTTGTTCTGGCCTAACAATATCAATCAAATCCCATTCCTCTAACAGATTGGCAATGGTATTTCTACGAGCTAGGTCATTCTCTGTTATGTCTGATGGCTTTCCATCTAAAGCAAATAGTTCTTTGAAATGAACAATGTAATATTTGCCTTGTTTATGTAAAATATGACAAGATTGATAAAGTGTATTATCCTTCTTTGATGCCAGTCCAATACGGGTTAGGGTTTCTTTGACCTTAAGAAAGTCATCTTTCTCATTCAAGGTCACTTCAACCATATCTTCTATACGAATCATTATTTGGTCACTCCACCTTTATTTGTTTTTTCTTTTATTAAAGTGATATGTTCATCGTTTAAAACTCGCAAAGCTTGTTTGGCTTTCTCATTTGAGAATCCAAAATATTCTTTGATGGGTTCTAAATCTTTATTAACTTCAGCTTTCTGCCACGGTTGATACTTTCGTTTCATAGACCTTACGTTATTTATGTAGTATTGGAATTGTAAATCATTATCCAATCCATTGAACATATTCATCTCATTGGCATAATAAATGCAATCCATATGAAATGATAGTGCTTTGTTTACAATAAAGGCATCGTATTTCTTTACATCTTGTTCATCTTGTAATACATTCTTCTTTGTTTGTAATATGGCTGGTATAACTTCTTTAAATAAATCAGCCATTATTTAAACTCCAAGTCCACCATAAACTCAGTTAGACAAGCAACTAAATTAATCTCTTGGTCAGCAACAAAAGCGGCCTGATATTGATATCGTGCTAGCGTAACAACAGCTTGAGGAATAGACTCGGGTTTTAAACTCTCGTACATGGAATCATAGATTTTGCGATAGATACGAACTGGGTCATTATCCAAATTCTGTGTAACCCATTTGCGCATTGCCGTGAAATCTTTTTCTTTTAGATTGGACAATAAACTAGCCAATGATATTTCAGAAACATTAGCTAGAATACCTTTATCTATGACACCAGAAACGGCATATCGTTGTAGTTCATTTAACACTCTACGGTTGTCTGGAAAGTGTTTGGTGATGACTGCGGCCACAACATCTTTATCGTATGTGACATTTTCTTGCTCAAGAATCCATTCCACACGTTTAAAAAATTGTGTTGCTAATTTAGCTTTACTGCCATTAGCTTTGAAATCAATTACAGTGCAACGTGAATGAATTGGGTCAATAATACGATTTTTGTAATTACATGTAAATATGAAAGAACAATTACCAGCGAATTCTTCAATTGCACCACGAAGAGCCGGTTGTGTTGAGTTTGGATTTAAGTAATCCGCCTCATCGATGATGATTACCTTGCGTCCACCAGAAAGGGACACAGAAGATGCGTAGTTCTTAATTTTATTGCGAAGGACATCGATTCCAGACTCGTCAGACCCATTGATAACAATAAAGTCACAACCAACTTCATTACACAAAGCTTTTGCAATTGTAGTTTTACCTACGCCGGCAGAACCTGATAATAATAGATTAGGGATTTCTTTGCGATTCACGTACTCTTGGAATGTTGCTTTTGTTGCATCTGGAAGAATACAATCTTCCACTTTTTTAGGACGATACTTCTCGGTCCAAAGAATTTGTTCACTCATAAACTACTCCATAATAAAGTTACCGCTCAGTAATATTTTACTATTAACTGAGCGGATTTAATCAAAATATTACCGCTCAGTAACTATTTTACTTCTGTTACACCAATATATAATGCTTCAAATTCCTTGTCTTCAACCACTTGTTGGCTGAAAGAATTCTTGTGATGTACCTTAGCCAATCGTTTTACAATTTTCTTAGGAATTTTATATTGGTCGTACACCACATCAACTATATCTTTAATTGCTAATGTTTCACCTTCAATCTTTTGTAAGTGGATTGAAATTTCTTGTAGTGAATCTCGGATAATCTTTAAATCATCTTCTTTAAAATCACCAAATATTGTATTTACTTGTGTCATAATTAATCTCTTTCATTTAAACGGGCAACAACATCCATATAATTATCAGTAACATTAAAAGTTGTGCCAGGTAAACAATAAATGGTTGTAACTTTAATTTTTTTATGTTTAGGGACTTCTAATTCAGAAACATATACAGAAACCACATGGTCGCAATTAATGGCAATAGAATTATCTGCATTGCCTTCGTATTGATTT